AATCGGATATGGTATTACCGCAGCACTTAGCAATGTTGCAATTCCAGGCACAGGAACAACATCAGTATTCAACGGATATCTGAAAGGAATCATTACTGGAGTTTCAACTGACTCAACTAACTCCAATAGTACAGTAACTGTTAAAGTTGTTTCTAGAGTTTCTTCTGCAGGAACAGAAACTAGCATCAACTATGCTGAGGGTTCTAGTTTTTCTTCTTTTGATACTTCAGACACAGTTTTCTTTGTTAATAATTCAGGTATCAACACTGGAGCATATGGTTCTGGAGTAAGTCCAGCAACTGCGACTGATTGGTACGATCAACAAACTCTTGGTCTTACTAACTCCACAATCTTCTGGAAATCAATCGCACCAAAACCAATCTCAAATAATTATGTTACCTCAAGACAGGGTAAGAATGATGGGTATCACGTTGTCGTAGTTGATGATACTGGATCCATCACCGGTATTCAGGGTAATATCCTTGAGAAGCACGTTGGTCTTTCTAAAGCATCTGATACCATCTCTGCGGCAAATTCTCCACAGAAAATTTACTACAAAAACTACCTCGCAGACTTCTCTCAGAATGTTTATGCAGGTTACAATCCCTCTACAGCAGCTGATTCCTATCACAATACTACTCCAAGAGCAACTGGATTTTCAACAGACTTTACTGTGGTCACAACGGCAGCAGGTCTTTGGGGTCAAGAGGCACAAGGAGTTACTTTCTCTGCAGTTGGTAACGTAACATATACTCTTCTCGGTGGAGTTGACTATTCTGCTAGTGGTGGAATGAAGGCAGAACTTTCCGATTTGATAACTTCATACGGTCTCTTCTCCAACAAGGATGAAGTAGAAGTTGATTTTCTGATTATGGGTCCTGGTTGCGTTAATGAAGTTGATTCTCAAGCAAAGGCAAATTATGTCATCTCTCTTGCAGAATCAAGAAAAGATTGTATGGCAACAGTTGGTCCACACAGAGCAAATCTTGTAAATATAACCAACACTGATACTCAGACAACCAATCTGATTAATTACTTTAGTTCACTCTCATCTTCTTCTTATGCAGTATTTGATAGTGGATATAAGTACACATATGATAGATTCAATAATGTATTCCGTTATATTCCAACCAACGCTGATGTTGCTGGATTAATGGTTCGCACAAGTCTGACTACATTCCCTTGGTTCTCACCTGCTGGACAGCAACGTGGTGTTATTAACAATGCAGTTAAACTTGCATATAATCCAAGCAAGGCACAAAGAGATCGTCTTTATCCACAAAGAATCAACTCTTTCATCACCAAATCTGGTGTTGGAACACTTCTCTTTGGAGATAAAACTGCTCTTGGTTATCAGTCTGCATTTGATAGAATCAACGTTCGTCGTTTGTTCCTTACAGTTGAGCAAGCACTTCAGAGAGCAGCAGATGCTCAACTCTTTGAAATCAATGATGATTTGACGAGAGCAAACTTCAGAAACATTGTTGAACCATACCTCCGCGATATTCAAGCAAAGAGGGGTATTTATGGATTCCTGATTGTTTGTGATAATACAAACAACACACCTGATGTAATTGATAATAATGAGTTCAGGGCAGATATTTTCCTGAAACCCGCGAAGTCAATCAACTACATTACACTGACCTTCGTTGCTACCCGAACTGGGGTAAGTTTTGAAGAAGTTGCAGGTAGAGTTTGATCATTAACAAATAACATATAGGAGGATTCCACAATGTCTACTTTACGCACAATCTCAAACTTCAAATCAAATCTGATTGGAGGAGGCGCAAGACCCAATTTATTTGAGGTCAGCCTCCCATCTCTTCCAACTGCCGCAACTGCTGCTGGAGCTAGTTGGGGTAGTGCTTCTGGTGAGGAGCAAGAAACTTTTAACTTCCTTTGTAAAGCAGCAAATTTGCCTGCATCCAATGTTGCATCAATTGATGTTCCTTTTAGAGGAAGAATTTTCAAAGTTGCTGGTGATAGAACTATTGATAACTGGACAGTAACAATCATTAACGATGAAAACTTCCTGATCAGAACCGCAATGGAATATTGGATGAATGGTATTGCTAAACTTGATAACAATACTGGTGCAACCGATCCTCAAGCATATATGACCAATGCTTATGTTTATCAACTTGGCAGAGGTTATGATCAAGGCAGACACAGCCAAAATAACTCAACTGCGGCAGGAGGAACTTCTTCTGATCCACTGAGATCATATACATTTTTTGATATTTTTCCAGTTAATATTTCCGCAATTGATCTTTCATATGATTCGGGTGATACTATTGAGGAATATACTGTTGAATTTGCGGTGAATAATATTTCTATCGGTACTGAACCTGATCAAACTGGTTCTCAGATCGTTTGATAAATAGTAGAAAGTTAGAGCAAATTAAATAATGGCAAAATTGTTTGGGTTCTCTATTGAGGACAATGAAAAACTACCCTCTACAGCGGTTTCCCCCGTTCCTCCTAATAATGAGGACGGGGTTGACCACTATATGAGTAGTGGTTTTTTTGGTTCTTATGTTGACATTGAGGGAGTTTACAGAACTGAGTTTGATCTTATTAAAAGATATCGTGAAATGTCACTTCACCCAGAATGTGATAGTGCGATTGAAGATATTGTGAATGAAGCAATTGTTTCTGATACAAATGATACTCCTGTTGAAATTGAACTCTCAAATCTTAATGCCAGTGATGGTATTAAGAAAAAAATTCGTCAGGAGTTTAAATATATTCTAGATTTATTGGATTTTGATAAGAAAGCACACGAAATCTATAGAAACTGGTATATTGATGGTAGACTTTATTATCACAAAATTATTGATTTAAAAAATCCACAAGACGGTATCCAAGAACTTCGTTACATTGACGCAATGAAAATGCGTTATGTAAGACAAAGTAAAAAATCAAATAATGATAAGGGAAGTGCTGTTCAAAGAATTAGAAGTGATAATCCAATGGATTATGACTTTCCAGAAATTGAAGAGTATTTTATTTACAATCCAAAGTCAGTTTACCCGACTGGTAATCCAATGCAAACTGGAGCAAGTCAGGGTATCAAGATTGCAAAAGACGCAATTACTTATTGTACGTCAGGTCTTGTAGATAGAAATAAGGGATCAACTCTTTCATATCTTCACAAAGCAATTAAATCTCTCAATCAACTTCGTATGATTGAAGATTCACTCGTCATCTATAGACTATCACGCGCACCAGAACGTAGAATTTTCTATATTGACGTTGGTAACTTACCAAAAGTAAAAGCAGAACAATATCTGCGTGATGTTATGATGAGATATCGTAATAAATTAGTTTATGATGCAAGTACAGGAGAAATTCGTGATGACAAAAAATTTATGGCAATGCTTGAAGACTTCTGGCTCCCAAGAAGAGAAGGTGGAAGAGGAACAGAAATCTCAACATTACCAGGTGGACAAAACCTTGGAGAAATCACTGATATTGAGTATTTTAAAAAGAAATTATACAGGTCCCTTAATGTTCCCCCATCAAGAATGGATGGAGAAGGTGGGTTTAACTTGGGGAGATCTTCTGAGATCTTAAGAGACGAACTTAAGTTTACTAAGTTTGTTGGACGTTTGAGAAAGAGATTCTCAAATATGTTCAATGATATGCTGAAGACTCAACTTCTTCTTAAGAATATTATTACTCCAGAAGATTGGGAAATTATGAGTGAGCACATTCAATATGATTTCCTCTATGATAATCATTTCTCAGAATTAAAAGAAGCAGAACTCTTGAACGAAAGATTGGCGATGGTTCAAACTGCTGAACCATATATTGGCAAGTATTATTCTCAAGATTATGTTAGACGTAAGATTCTTCGTCAGACTGATATTGAAATTTTAGAACAAGATAAACTGATTGAAGAGGAAATTAAAAAAGGTATTATTCCAGATCCAAATGCCCCAGTTGACCCAGAAACTGGTGCTCCATTAGATTCCACATCTAGTATGGATCTTGGTGCTCCAGTAATGGAACCTGAAATTGATGGTTCTCCAGCAGAAGCACCAGAACTGCCCAAGGGTGGAGAAATATAAATACGTTTAGTTATTCATTGATTTAAATAAATGGAAGAACTTTTAGATATGATTGCTACTGATGAGTCTCCTTCACAGATTAGCGATAAGATTAAAGATATGTTATTTTCAAAATCTGCGGAAAGAGTAGATGCATTTCGTCCCTTAGCAGCAAATGCTTTATTTGGGGAAGATGAGGTAGAATCCGAAATTGAATACGAGGAAGAAGAGTAATTTATAAATAACTATTAAATGATTAGTATTTAAAAATAATGGCACATCAACCAGTTGGTAATGGCACATCTTTTGCTATTACTTCATCTAATGCACAATCTGTTGCGATTTCACATCAATCAGATACTCTGAGGGTTGTTGCTGTTGGTGCTCCTGCACACGTAGCGATTGGAACTAATCCTGTTGCTACAAATACAAATTATTATGTTTCTAGTGGACAAGAAGCAACAATTAGTTTAGGAAGACCATCTTCACAAAGAGTCGTTGGTATTACAACTGGTGCAACTACTACAATTGATTTTCCAGAGGGTACAGGTTCTCCTTTTGCAGTTGGTGATGCAGTTTCATTAACTGTTACTGGTCAATCCTATTATAATTTTAGTCATAAAATCGTATCATCTGTTGATACTTCTGCAAATGTTGGTGGATATTATAATACAAGAATTGTAATAGATCACGATTCAACTGGAGTTGCAACTGCATTTAATGCTCCATATGGTGAGTTGAGAGGATCTTTTAAAATTGGTTCAATCACTGCAACAGGCAGTGGTACATTATATGCACAACAAGTTCAAGTAAGCGGAGTAGCCTGATGAAACTTATCAGAGAAGAAATAGAATCAGTAGAATTTCTTGTTGAACAAAAAAACGGCAAGAAGTCAATGTATATTGAGGGAGTATTCCTTCAGGGTAACATCAAGAACCGCAATGGTCGTATGTATCCTATGGAAACTCTTCGTCGTGAAGTTGGAAGATACAACGAAAACCACGTTCAGGCAGGTAGAGCACTTGGCGAACTTGGTCATCCAGATGGTCCAACCGTTAACCTTGATAGAGTTTCACACAAAATCGTTTCTCTGAGAGAGTCTGGTTCTAACTTTATTGGTAAAGCAAAAATCCTCAATACTCCAATGGGTAAGATTGCATCTTCTCTCATTGAAGAAGGTGTAAAACTTGGAGTTTCTTCTCGCGGTATTGGATCCCTCAAAATGACAAGAGAGGGAATCAATGTTGTTGGTGATGATTTTATGCTTGCAACTGCTGCCGATATTGTAGCAGATCCTTCTGCTCCCGATGCTTTTGTTGAGGGAATTATGGAAGGTAAAGAGTGGGTATGGGATGGTGGCATTCTTCGTGAGAAGTATGCTGAAAGAACATACAAGCAAATTAACACACTTGTTACACAAAAACAACTTGACGAGAAGAAATTAGAATTATTTAATAATTTCTTGTCAAATCTTTAATTTAATAAATAAATATAGTTTTAAAACAGG